TCCCTGAGGACTTCCCTGACAAACACACTAGGGAGTACGCGATCAAGCTTGCGCGTGCCCTGTGTGATGAGTGCCCCATCAAAGACGCCTGTTTCATGTACGCGACAGAGAATGATGAGCGTTATGGGGTGTGGGCTGGGACTCTCCCAGCAGAGCGCTAGGCATGATCACAGTTTCTAATTATGTCTGCAACCTTATCTAGACCCTTCCAAATCTGACCGTTAGCGTTATCGAGACGGTTGATGTATCGGAGACCGTAGCCTCTGGTCAAACCCTGCCGATAGAGAAGCATCTGCACCGCTTGGCGCTGTGCATCATCTAGGTCTTTCCACTTTCTATCCATCTTCACCCTCCTGCTCCAGGGACTGATAGTGATTGAGTGCGTTTAGGGCACGCCGCAACACCTGAGCCTGCTTCAAAGTCAGACACACTGTCCCAGGTTCCTCCATCTGGAACACATCATCCATGAGACGCACACGCACCTCACGCCCCTCCACCTGAACATCCATCATTGCCGTTCACCTTTCACGATATTGAATGAAGCCCAAACCAGTAGACCCAGGCCGATAAGAGTAGATCCGTTGATCACTGCAAGCGGATTGATAGCACCAGGCAGCAGGAGGAACAAAGCCCCTGCCACAAACACCACCCACCACCTCATCAGGCCATCACCAGAAGTGCAACACCGGTCAAAAGTGTGACACCAATCAGCGACCAGATGAGCGCACACCGATAAGAGGGTTTGGGTTCACGCAAATCCCTACGCCTCACAATAGGAAGCTGCAAAGCCACATGCTCGCTTGCAGGCTTAGGGCTGAACCGCGTGTTGTCCCACACCGTGAGAGCCTTCTGGAAGAAAGCCTCATCAGTGAGGATCGCACGCATTAGTTCAGCAGGCAGCTGGTCNAAGTGTGCTCGATACCACGCCACAGTGTCAGCGAGCTCTTTGTTGTGTGAGGTCATTGCCAAATCCATGGCCTCNTGGAATCGTGCATCTATTTTGTTGAAAGCACCCATTTTGTTTCCACCTTTCTTTGGGTTACTCAGGAGTGTACACAGGTACACAGCAAAAGTGCAACACATTCTTCTATCGGCGTGTATAGTAGTGCCCATGATGATTCCTGGAAACTACGACCTAGCAGATCAGACACTCGAACAACTAGCAGACCTCAGAGCATGGCAGCTAGCGCGTGTAGAAAAGGTCACAGCAGAGCTCAGGAGCCGTGTCAGAGAACAATACTTGCAAGGTGTAAGCATCAAGACCCTAGCGAAAAAAGCAGGCGTCACACGCCGTACTGTGTACGCATGGCTCAGTGAATAGCAAAACCCCCCAGCCGGTGGAAAGCTGAGGGGTTTCACCCAAGAGAGGCACATGGCCTTACATTGAGTGTATCACTGGCAGGAGTCACATTGGAGCAGGTCCATCGGATCTACAGGGACACTGTAGCCGTCAAGGTTCTCCATCAAATCAACGTCTGCCATTACTGTGCAGCCTTATTGTAGGTGAGCACTGAGGTGAGCAAAGACATGACACCAGCGAGTGAAGCCACAGACAACACCTGCACCCAATCCACATCCAACAGGCCCACAGCGTTCACACCAATCGTGGCGATAGCAACCTGGGCCACAGTTTTCACTGCACGCTCCCCAGCGAAACTGAAATACTCTCTAACCTTATCCATCAGGGTTCTCTCCTTTATGTAGTGATTTATCTTCCCACACTGCACCGAAAATGTAGCTGGTGAGAATCAATGTTATCAGTGCCACCCCACCCGTGACCAAATCGCTGATGTCTGTCATTGTGCCGGTCAACGTTGCAATTGTGGAGCCGATAAGCATCACAGCTCCAATGACGAATGAGGCCAGGATGTAGCGTCTACGGTTCTTCCAGGATGGTTTACTCATAATGTGTTTCAACCCTTTCAGGTAGGCATCTATTACACGCCGGATCACAGTCACAACATCCCCCACTCACGCGGTCATCACCGCTACTAACGGGCTGACGATTGCAGCCAAGAATCCAAACGCGCCGATACTCTGCCACATGCGTTGCTCAAGTTTCCTCAGGCGGTTCTCGTGGTCCTCAATCTTTGATTCAGCGTCAGGGAGGGAGTTTGCAATTTTCTCCAGCAGTTTGCCCTGCCTTTGCACTTCCTGGTAAATGTCGCGCATTGACACCTTCACCGTTGTTGTGTCGTTGTGTTCCTCAGTCATTTCACTGCCCTCCGAATCCGGTTGAATCCGCGAGCGAGTGCTGCAGAGGGTTTCCATTTTGGTTTGGGTCGTACCGGTTCAGGTTTGTTTATGGGGACACCTGGTGGGAGGGGTTTTGCGATTTCCACGGGCTCAGGCTTTACCGGCTCAGGGGTTTCTTCTGCCTGGAGGTAGGGCATGGGATCTACCGTGTCACCCCAACGTGCTGAGCGCCTCAGTTCCATATGGAGATGGGGTCCTGTGCTAGCGCCGGTGTTTCCGGAAAATCCTATTAAGTCACCGCGTTTCACCTGAGCACCCTTAGCCAAATGTGAAGGCTTCTGCAGGTGATAGTAGACAGTGTGCCGGTTGTCCTCATGCTTCAGAATCAAGGTCACACCACCAGAAGGCCCGTTGCCTTTCTTCACCACAACACCATCAGCCGGAGCTGTCAGCGGTGTACCCACAGGGAGCGCCACATCAACCCCGTGGTGAAACTTCCGCTTCCCCGTAATAGGGTGAACCCTCCACCCGTAAGGGCTTCGAGCGTTCACAGAGTACCCTTCAGGCCAGGGCTGTGAGAGCCTCATCAGCTACCAGCCTTGTTCTTCAAGGCGTTGCTGAGTCAGCCAATCCTCACACAGGCTTGCGTTGTACCAATCGTCAGACATTAGCGCTCAACCCAAACGCTGCCTGCACCTCATCCACAGTCAAACCCAGTGCCTCAAGTTTCGAGATGGCAGAAAGGCGAGCATCAATCTTTGCCTGCTTCTCCGCCTCAATTTCTGCCTGCACTGTAGGCCACAGTTTCTTCAACTGTGCCTCAGTAGGTGCATCACCCTCAGAGAGCCAAGTCAGGCCAGTGTAATCGTCACCGCTTAGAGTCCACTCAGCACCCACATACTTGCGTGTCAAAATCATTGCAATATCCATTAGCCAGCCACCTCCATGACGGTAATTGTAGAAACTCCACGCATACGGGCAACGGCGTCGGAATCATCAACGTTTCTGTTCACATACATGGTGTCACCGGAAACTTTTGCGCGCACCTTATAAGTAAACGCAGAGGTTGTAGCAGGAGAGTGCAAAAGCATAAAGCTGTGAGTAGACATATCCCCCACAGCGATTTGCGCAGAAGAATTGTAAGCTTGACTAAAGGCAACTGACCTTGACCCAGGGGAGGCCGCACCAAGAATGATGTTGTCTGAGCCATCCGTGACAGTTAGTTGCCCAAATTGGTTAGTTGCTCCGTTGAGCACAGCAGAAACATTCACAAGCACCAGTACATCGTTAGCCGTTGACGCTGGCGTAATCGAAACCGAAAGGTCTGTTACATCTGTCAACGTAGTGGAGGCCGTGGTGAACGGTGATGTTCTGGCTGCAGATACAACCTGCAAAATCTGCCCAGCCCCAACAGGAACAAACGAACTCCCGTTATACACCTCCACAGTGTCATCATCAGAACGATACGTCACCATCCCCTCCGAAGGCGAAGGAATAGCAGACCCCCTAGCAGCAGTACCAGCAAACACCATCACAGACTGATCAGACACAACATTCAATTCAGCAGCCGTCAGAACCTGACCGGCAACGAATACTTCTCTTGGCAAGATATGCTCCTAAATCCTAGAAGGCGAGAACGCCTGCTCCACTAAGTTTACCAAACTCCACATCATCCAGGACAAAGAGAGAGGTCTGTAGCGAGCCTACCCCCACGTTCATGATGTGCTCATCAGGGGACACACTGTGCCCCAAGAAAATCACTAACCCATAACGCTGGATAGGATCCCCCAAACCGTTAGGGGTGAAGTTGATTTGAATCACAGACCCCATATCCAGCGCAAACATGGAGGCCTTTTGTGCAGGTGTCAGGTTGTCCATGTCCACAGCGAGACGTGCAAACCGGTACTCAGGCTCAGCATACCTACCCACCAGGAAATCAGCGTAGTTCTCAACCTGAGTCTGTGAGGAGAGGAGTGTGTTCACATCCCGTTCCAGAATCCCATACCGTATTTGTGATAGCAGATTGTTAGCAGTGGCGGTCCCAAATCCTGAACTCACCGTCACCTGATTGAATAACTGCTCACTGCCATACTCCACCAAAGCTGGTGCAAAAGGAATCCCAGAACCAGCCACATCAGAAAAGACTGTCACATTGTCAGTAGTGGGTGTGGAGAGCCGGTCCTTGAAAGCTACGCCCCCCTGTTTGTCAATGAAGAACAGGCCACCCTCAGACAGTTCCACCTTCTGCAAATACTGGAGCGCATTACCAGAGAACACATCAGCCCCCAATGTGGAAGCCCCAGTGTCAATCACACGATCTGTTGCAGGCCAGTCCACGGTTTCCATATTCAAGACAGCCTCCACACGCGCCCCAGAGCTCTGCTCAGTAGCAGTCCCAGGAGTCACTAACTGCTGTGCAAGGAAGGTGAAAGCATCAGAAGCCTGGAGCTCTGCAATGGATTGCCCTGAAGGGTCATAGCCTAGGTTCCAGTCAGTAATCTTTCCCACATACTGTGCTGTACCGTCAGCGAGCACACGCACATCACGCCTAGGCACAATGTTGCCAGCGAAAGGTGAGGCTGTGTAGAGAGGGTCAAAAGCCCTGTCAGTGTTATTGAACTCCACAGATAGTGACCCAGAGTTGAACCTGTCCAAGTCACGGTTCTTACCGCGAGAGATGCTCAGGGATCTCACACGCGAAGTCACATCCTCAAAAGACACACCACCCAAAACAAAATCAGTGTTATCCAACACCCCAGCCACAGGATCATCCAGGGTGAAAGCCGTAGACAAACCTAGCTCAACAGTTACCGCCATCACGCACTCGCAAACACAGGACCAGAAGTCCTCTCATACCGTTTGATAGCAGACACAATCTCCTGCCCAATCTGAGAACCGTTAGCACCCATCCCAGCGTTCACAGTGATGTTGATGGTGGAACCCTTACTCACACGATCATTAGGGATGATAGTCCCACCGCCACTCGAAGGAACAAACAGTTCAGGACCCATCTCACCCACCAGGTAGCTGCGCTGTGAGGACACAGACCCACCACCCTGCCTTCGCCCACCGTAACCCTGCTGAGCAGATTGCAAGTTGATGAAGTACTCAGCGAGCTCATTCAACCTAATACCAATAGCACCGCCGGCCTTATCCATGAGTGTCTCAAAGTCCACAGAAGGCGCGTTGCCTGACAGGATATTGAAAGCCTCATTGAGTACAAACATCAGCTGGCTCAGGCGCTCTAGCTGGTCATTCAGGAGCTGTAGACCGCCGATGATACTGGCTGATGTTAGGTCCAGGAGGAACTGCCCAAAGTCTGACTCAATAAACTTGATGACCTCATCAGCGATAAGGAACAGGTTCTCACCCAGTTTCCGCACATTTTCCTGGAACTGCTCATCATTCATAAGCTCAATGACCGTGGGAAGTACAGCTGCCCCAAGCTCTCCAAGCTTAGTTGCAACAGCCTCAACCGCCTCAAAGATTGTGTCAAACACCTTCTCAATGGTGGGGCCGTTCTCATCCATGAAAGTCTTGAAGTCATCAAGATAAGGGAGGAGTCTCTCAGCCAGTTCCCCACCAATCGTGATGAGCGAGTCCTTGGCTGTGTTGATTGCAGAATCAAACTTGAACTGTGCCGTGTCAGCAGTGATCGCCATAGCCTCATCAAGGATGCCGATACCGTCAGTCATCTCAGCGACAATGCCTGTGTAGGTTTCACTGTTCTCACCAGTCAGTGCGAGAATTGCGTTCAGACCCTCCTGGGATCCGATTAGCCTGGTGAAGTCCTCACTGTTCTCACCAAACGCATCACGCAACCGGCCAAAGGTTGCCAGCAAACCATCCTGCTCAATCGAATCACGCACACCCTCAGCGCTAAACCCATACTCCTCCAGCATCGCCGCTGACTCACCAGTAGGCTTCAACACCGCCTGCATTGCCCCACGAATACCAGTCACAGCTTCAGACGCGCTCAGACCACCCCTGGTGAGACCGGCAATGAGACCGGCAGTCTCCTGGAAAGAAACACCCAGCTCAGAGGAAATGGGGATAACGCGACCCAAAGCCCCAGCGAGCTCCTCCGGTGCAAACTGTCCAAGCCTGACAGCCTCAGCGAGCGTGTCCACCGCCTCAGTACCAGACAGGTTTGACTCACCATAAGTGTTCATGGCGGCAGTAGCGGCGTTAGCAATATCGCTGACACTACCCAGACCAATAGCAGAACCCTTTAGTGATGATTCCAAAACATCTACAGCACTAGCGCCACGCAAACCAGCGGAAGTAATGAAGAATAAAGCGTCAGCAGCCTCATTGCCAGACTTACCAAACTGTGGCCCTAGTTCTCTAGCCGCCTTCTCTAGTTCAGCAACCTCATCAGCCGTAAGACCAACCAAACCCTGGATGCGTGAAAAGGTTGTCTCAAACTGTGTGAACTCGCGCACAGAAGCGACACCCACAGCGGTGACAGCAGCGGCAGCCACACGCCCC